AGGCTCGAGAGGAGGTCCTGCGCATCGAACTGGAACTTGCCGCCGGCCTGCGCCTGATAACTCTTGATGAGCCCGTGCCAGTTTGGCGCCGGCGTGCGACCGGCCACCCGATCGCCGGTCAGCGAGAAGTCGATGGCCACCTCGAGGCCGACGACGTTGCGCTGGCGCGCGTCGCTGAACCACGCCCGGATCTCGCCGCTCGGATCCTCGAGCGTCACGGACATCGCCGCCGATTCGTTCCGGCCCTTGATGTCGCTCGCGGTGCGGCTCGCGGCGCCCCAGTTGACGACCTGCGCCGGCGTGGGGCCGGCGCCGTAGGTCGAGGGGAAGGCGATGTCTTCGGCCGCGTACGCGCGCACGAGCGAAGCGCCGAGGCCGTCGACCTGGCGGAACGTTACCCAGACGAGCGTGCCGGCCTTGCCGGCCCACACCAGGCTCTTCGTGATGGTGGAGATCGCCACGCTAGACGCTCCCCCACGGTCGGCCCTTGGCGACCTCGAGCCAGCCGACGTTGAGTGTGTTCACGTCGAGGAACTCGCCGGAGTAGTTGAAGTCCTGATGCGTGTTCGTCAGCTGCCCGGCGGCGATGCTCGTCGCCCAGCGGACGAACCACGAGGACATCGGGACGTCGGCGTCGGGCACGATGAGGAACGGCAGGTCCTGACCGCCGGCGGCCTGCTGCCACGCGTCGACGGCGTCACGTGTCGCGTCAGGCACGCTGCCGAGCGCGCCGCCGAAGAAGCGCCGGCGACCGTAGGACCTGAAGGTCATCGACACGCCGGCCACCGTCTGGAGCGTCGGCACGCGAGGCCTGATCGCGCCCTGCGTGAACTTCCACTGCGGGTTGTTCGCGAGCGTGCGCGTGGTCGAGGCGAACCAGGGCAAGCCGATGATGATGGGCTGCGAGTTGCCGGCGACATCGAGCCCGACGTAGCGGCGGTGCGGGGCCGCGGAGAGGTCGAGCCACGGCGCGTCGTAGTAGCCCTCGGTGTCAGCCGCGGGCAAGGTCAGCGGATAGCTCTCTCCGGTCGAGAAGTCCGAGGCGTCGCTCGCGAGAATCGAGGCCGTGCCGTCGAAGTTGCAGTGCACGCACGCCATCAGGCCGAGCGCCTTGGCCGTCGTCCGGTCCCAGCGCAGCCGGCCGGCCGTGCCCGTGAACTTGAACGGCAACGCCGGATTCATCGCCGCCAGGTTCGCGACCGGGAAATCGGGGTCGGCCGAACCGCCGACGACCGTCGGCGTCAGGAGGCTCGCCCACTCGTCGCCGGGATGCGCGTAGAGGAAGCGGAGACTCACAGGTCGCCCACCTGTCGCGCCATCGGCCGCACGAGCTGGTTGTAGAGGAACGTCTGCATTGCGCCGCTCGCCTTGAACTCATCGAGCACGCCCTGCGCGAAGGCGCGACCCACGCGCGGCGCCGCGGCCTCGTCGATGCCACTGAAGCGCGAGTTCTCCAGGTGCAGGTGGAGCTCGATGCCTCCGGTCGGCGAGCCGCCAGATCCGCTCGGCAACGGCGAATAGTTCCGGCCGAGGCCGGCCGCCGGGACGACGTACTCTCCACCCGGCGCATCGCCCACGATCGCGAGCATCGGCGACGGCACGTAGGCGCCCGTGCCGAGCCTCGGCGGTTGGCTCCCGTCGCCAGTGTCAGGGCTCCCGCCTCCCGATGAATCGCCGCTCGCGCCTCCGTTCTTCGGCGGCGCAGGGCCGTCGCCGTAGTCGTAGTTCACGCCGACGGTCACCGTCGGAGACGGAATGTTGAGAAGGGCAGGATTGAGCCCCTGCGTCAGCGTGGTGATCAGATCGTCGATGTGGTCGATGAGCGTCTTGAACTGCTCGTCGAGCGACTGCGAGAAGCTGACCTGCGAGAGGTCGGTGATCTTGTTTCCGTTCGCATCGACCGCGTCGCCCATGTCGATCATCTGCTGCAGGACGGGCTTGAACTGATCTGGCAGCGATGCGCCAGTCGAAATGGCGTCGTTCAGCAGCTGGTTCAGCCCGCCAGAGAAGCCCGTGATCTTGCCGTCGGTGTCGGTGACGATGCCCGACATGTCCGAGATGACGTCGCTGGTTTTCACGCCGGCGCCGGTCAGCCGCGTGTAGCTCGAGATGAGGTCCTGCGCCTCGACGGTCAGGTTCTGTTGCCTCCAGGCAGGCCCGAGCTGATCGATCGAGACTTTGTACTTCTGGATGTCGCTGTTCAGATCCTTCAGCTCGTCCTGGGGCGTTTTGTTCAGCTCGGCGACGATGTTCTGAGACGACTGGCTCATCCCGTCGAGCGCCGACTTGGCCTGCCCCAGCATCGAGACAGCGGCCGGTCCCCCGGTCTGGATGACCTGCCACATTTCCTCGCCGGCCGGACCCAGGGACTCGAGCTTCAGCTTCAGCTGGTCCATGCCGCCTTCCGCATCGGCAAAGTCCACGACCTGAAGCGCCTGATTCACCTGGGCGATCGCGGACTTCGCCTGCAGGGCGTTCCCCTGGCCGACGCCCGACAGCTGTTGCCACATCCTCTCGCCGGCATCGCCCAGCTCGTCGAGCTTGCTGTGCAGCTGGTCGAAGCCGCCCTGCGAGTTGGCGAAGTTGGTGACGGCGTCTCGGCCGGCAGTGTCGTGAAAGAGACCCGCAAGCGCGGACCCGAGCGAGATGACGCCGTTGATGATCCCGCTGATGCCGCTCAGGTCATTCAGGAAACCGCCGGCGCTAAACGAATGCGAGGCATCGGCGAAGGATTTAACCGCCGACGTGCCCTGCCCGATCGACGTGACGACCGTCTTGAGAGTGCCGCTCGAGACGCTGGCGATGGCGCCAAAATCCGAGATGATCATCTGGGCGCCCTTGTCGAACGCGGCCCAGTTGGCGTCGGAGATCATCCGGTCATGCAGCTCGTTGACCTCCTCGAGCGCGATGGCATAGTCGGTCGCGCTGATCGTGCCGTCTTTGAACGCGCGCTCGATTTTGTCGTCCCAATCGGCCTTGAACTTGTCTGCGGCCGCGGTCGCCTGGTCGCTCGACGAGGTGAATTTCGCGGACCACAACTGGCTGACTGACGCGACGTTGTTGATGTCGGTGCCGAGCGCCTTCCACTCTTCGCCGGCTAGGGCCGTCGCGGCCTTCGCCTTCGTGTTCAGCAGCGTCGTCTGGTATTTCTGCGCCTCTTCGTTCGCTTTGGCGATGGCGTTGGAGATGACGTCGCTCTTGAACGAGGCGTCGATGTCCTGCACCTCGCCCGGAATGTCGGAGAGCGACAGGCCGAAACCAGCGGCCTGGCCGGCGGCGTCGTGCGCCTTCTTCCCGAAGTCAGCGACGACCTGGTTGTAGTCCTCGCCGGAGGCCTCGGCGTTGTAGATCTCCTTGTTCAGATCTTCGAGTTTCGTCTTGAACGCGGCGACCTTCTTCGACCATTCGTCGGTCGCGAGCGCCGTCGTGCCGACGTTCTTGTTCAGCGACAGGACGGTCGTGCTCGCGCTCGTGCTCTGCAGCGAGACGCCCTCCAGCGCCTTCGCGACCTGCTGGCTGGCGTTGAAGAAGGTCCCGAAAATGTTTTTGGTCGTGTCCGCGGCCGACGCCAGCTGCGTCTGCCGGTCCTTGGCCTCTGCCAGGAACGGAATGATCGTGGCGATCCCGGCGGCGGCCACCGTCGTCGTGCCAGGAATCTTGCTGATGTACGTGAGCGTGTCGACGGCGAACTGCCCAATCGACACGTCCATATCCGCGAACCACTTGCCGATCCGCAGGCCCTCGGTGAGCAGGAACCCAAACGCGCCGACGACGTCACCGACGCTCTCGACGACGTAGCCGAGGCCGTGCGCCAGGAGCACGGTACCGTTCGTGACGGCACTGATAAAGGCCGGAGACTGGGCGAATCGGTCGATCAGATCCGACAGGACCGGCAGCAGGGCATTGCCGATTTTCAGTCCGACGTTTTCGAGCGCCGTTTCGATCGTGCCGAGGCCAAGATTGAATTTCTCGGCCGCCTCCGTGTTCCATGTCACGCCGAGCTTCTCGCCGCTCTTGATCAGCCCGTCGGTCAGCTTCATCAGGAGCGGAATCTGCGTGGCGCCTTGTTTGCCCATGATGGCCGTGGCGTCGGCCATCAGGTTGCCGGAATCCGCGCCGCGACGCAGGCCATCGGCGATGGCCAAGAGCTTCGACTCGTTGTCCATGTGATTGAACGAGTCGGCGTTGATGCCGATGTCAGCGAGCGCCGCGGCGAAGCGGCCGCTCTTGTCCGTCGCGGACTTGAAATCGATCTGCTTCAGAATGCCGGTGAGCGTGTCGAGCGAACCGCCGGCGGCCTTGACCGCGAACTCGAGCGGACCGACGTTCTGGACCGCGATGCCGGTCTCCTCGCTGAAGGCCAGGACGTTCTCGCCGCCCTTGGCCGCCGCATCGGCGAGGCCGAAGATCACGCCGGCCGTCCCGACCGCGGCGCCTCCAACCAGAGCCAGACCACCGGCCGCGAGCTCGCCCGCGGCGCCGAGGGCGCCGAGGCCGGTCAGGAGTTCGCCGCCGATGGCCCCGGACAGCTGCTCGAGCGATTCGATCGGCTTGTCGAAAAAGCCGGACAGGCTTTCGCCGATGGTCTTCAGCTGACCGCCAGCGTCGCCAGCGGCATCGCCGACGCCCTTGATGCTCTTCGCGACCTTGTCGGCGATAGAACTGACGGCGTCGCGGGCGCTGAGGACGATCTCGACGACGCTACTCATCGTCGTTCGCCCGCCGCGGCTTCGAGGCCTCCAGGTGCTCCTGGTAGACCGCGCGCACGATCTCTAACCCGCTCAGCAGCCGATCGTCCTGGTCGGCTTCCCCTCCGGCGGCCGGCCAGCGAGAGATCCCGATCGAACCGTCTGAGCCCGTCGTGCGCAGCCGGTCGAACCACGTAAAGACTTCCTCGACGTCCTCGTCGAAGAGCTGCACGGGGCACGACACGACCGGCCCGTCGGCCCAGGTCGGAAAGATCGGCTCGTCGAGCGGCGTGACGCATCCCCTTACGCCGCAGAGGTCTCGCTCAATGCACTTAGCGCAGCTGAGGCCGGTCTCGGCCCAATTGGAACCAGGCTCGCGGCGCTCAAGCCACAGTCGGAAGCGCGCTGCGAGCGCCAGTCGTTTTTTTCCTTCTCCCCGAGCGTGTTCAGGATGACGACGGCTTCGAAGAGCGACGTCATGATCGAAATGTCGTCTTCGTGCGCGGCGACGATCTCTGACCCGGTCTGCACGGCGCGGCCGTCGACGGCATGGCCAGGCCCGAAGGTCACGTACTTCCGAACGGTCTCGCTTTGGAACTCCTCGGCCTGTTGCTCTTCCTTGTCCTTGCGCAGAAAGACCTGCTCGAGCTCGGTGCCCTCCGGCAGGCGACGAATCGCCTCGTTGGTGCGGTTACGCCGCCTCGCGAGGGTATTGAGTTGGGCGCGCAGCGCGAAGGATTGCTCGCGCGTGAAACGCGTGACGATGACCTCGGTCTTCTGACCGGCGATCAGTATCGGCTGGTGATACGGCTCTCTTGGCATGGCTGGGCTCCTGGCGCACGGCCGCGAGGCCGTGGCGAATGACGTCAGACGTCAGGAGCCCCGAGCGATGAGCGCGTGCGGCAACCCGAAGACAGGCATGGCCCACGGTCGATCACGCTGCCGTGGAAAGGTCCGGGCGCCTCCGCAGCTCGGAGCGGAGAAGAGAAAAACCAGCAGAACCAGCGGCGCAGCCGTTTACAGCTGCGCGAGACTCCATTCGTCGTTCCCGGCCGACCCGAGCAGTTCGCCCTTGTGCGACCAGTTCAGTTCACTGTCACCATCGTCCGTGTCGGCGACGTCGAAGCTCACGATCGGCGCTCGGATTCCCCAGATCTGCCCCTCGACCTTGCCGCACTGGAGGAACATCTCGACCGGCGTGCCAGCTTCCGCGTTGGCGTAGATCGGCGCCGGATCCTCGACGAACTGATCGACCTGAATCGTCAGCTCTCGGAAGTTGTTGCGATAGATATCCGTCGACCGGTCGAAGCCCATTTCGCCGAGCCGAGGCACGTAGTTGTTCTTCGTCGTGACCACGAACTTCTTCACGCGGATCGTCGCGTCGCCGGCCATGACGTAGGCGTCCATGCCCGTGGGGATCTGCGTGCCGACGCTCGTGAACGATCCCGGCTCCGCCTGAATGTCGCTGCGGTTCACGAACGCCGCCGGGCCCGTCATCTTAAACATCGGCTCTTGGGCCTGCTCGAAGGTCAACTCGAGGCCATCCGCGCCGAAGCCCAGGCACTCACGATCAAAGCTCTGCAGGTAGTGCGCCGCGTAGAGCTTCGCCGGGATGTCGGTCCCGGGCAGGTAGATCACGCCGGTCTTGACGACATCGCCCGCCGTCGGCGCCACGGGCAGCGCGGGCGCCCAGGTCACCGCGTGCGTGCCGCCGTTCAGCGTCAGGATCTGCCTGGCGCGCTGCTGGTCGGTCGCGACGTTGATGAGCACCCAATCGCCGACGGCGAGGCCGGTCGAGCCCGTGAGCGTGGCGCCCGTGGTTGACGCCGCACTCGCGACGGTCGTCGAGAGCGCCGGCGTCCGCGCGGCCGAGGCCAGCGCGTTCTTCAGGAGCAGGTCCGACTCAGGCTTCGTGCCGATGGTGCCGCTCGGCCAGAGCTTGCCGTCGATTTCGATACTCGCCTTGGCCTCACGCTTCGACTGACGCTTCCGGTCGGGCGTGCGGGCCCGGTCCTTTGAGTCCTGGAAGTTGAACCGGTCGAACGGCATCTTGATCATCGTGTGGCGCAACGCGTTCGAGCCACTGATGGAGGGCGCCGCCGTGTAGTCCACGTGCTCGGCGACGAAGACGCGTCCGTAGAGTCCCTGATTGATGGGCATGCGTTACTCCTCGTGCGCGGCGTCGCTGGCCGCAGCCTGCGGCGCGATGCGCGGCGCGGCCTTCGGTTCGTCGTCGACCAGCAGGTCGGCCCGAACCGCCTGCCGCAAGGTGATGCCGTTCGCGATCGGTGCGTCGGCGTCCACTGGCCCTGGCGCAAAGCGCCGGCCCAAACCGCCGATGACGACCGTCACGTGCGCTACGAGTCGCGTCGCCATCTATCGATCCGCCTGGCCGAACGTGCGGTTGACCCGCAGCTCCGACCCAATGACCGCCCAGAGTTCAGTTCCGAGCTGGTTCTTCATGGTGCGGCTCACAACCTTTGTCATCGTGGCGAATCCGCCTCGCGTGACGTCAGCCGCGATGGCCCGCTCCACGTCCGCGCACGCGCGGTAGAACTCGCGCATCCGGTCCGCGTCGTCCGTGCCGTCCGTCGGCCGCACGAAATGAATCCGCACGGGCGTCGTGATGCGCACGCGCGCCGGCATTTCCGTGTATTCCCACAGCTCGTCGGCGACCTCGAGCAGCACCATGGGCCGCGTCGGAGGCGTGGTGACGAACTGCGTGATGTCGGCGTCAGGGTCGAGCTTCACCTGCGACACGTCGGCGACGTCGTTGTGATACCCCGCGGTCGTCTGGATGCCCGCGAGCGCGGCCTGCAGGTTCTGGAGCGCCTGAAATTCGTTGGGCTCAGGCATTGGCCTGTCCCATCTCGAAGTCGAGCTCGTGGCCGAAGTTCTGCTCGAAGGCCTGCAGCGTCCGCGCGACGGCGCTCTCTTCGTATTTCGAGAAGACGTGGCCGAGCGACGGGCCGAAGAGCTCATGCACCGGCAGCCGGCCGTTGCCAGACCGCTGGAACACACCTCGGTGGCCGCTGCCCATCGTCGCGATGAAGGCGTTCGGGTAGCGACCGCGGCCGCCTGGCAGCCTGGCGGTCACGCCCTTGCCTTTGCCGCGCGAGGGCTCTGGGCCGCGCGCATTGAACTGGATGAGCGGCAGACGCTTCAGGCTGGCGCCGAGACTCGCCACGGGCGAGCCATAGCTGGCCTCCTTCAGCATGAGCGCCTTGGTGACGTCGGCGGACTTCAGGCCCGTGTCGCCAGCGATGTCACGCGTGATCGACGTGCGGCCGGCGTTGATGCCTCGATTCGCGGCGCGCACGAACGCGCGCATGGCCTTCGGGCCGAGGTCGCCGATGGCGCCTCTCACCGCGTCCACGCCGTTCACTTGAATCGCGAAAGAGTCCATCAGCCCCTACGTCGTCGGAATCACCAGCACCCGCCAGGCGTCGTGCTCTTGCACGTGGTCGAGTTCGTCGACCTTCCACCGCTGCGGGCCGCTCGTGTCATCCGGCGAGGCCGCTTCGATCACGATGCCCCTCGCAAACGTCGGCACGTCGGTGCGCCGCAGGACCGCGACTCGCCGCGGCGCCGCCCGCCGGAAATCGATGCCGTAGGGCTGCGCCTCGGCGGGAGAGGCCAGCCAGAGGATGCTCGTGACGATCGGCGAGCCGTTCAGATCGTCTGGCATCCAGACCGAGGCCGGCACGCCGAAGGCCGCCAGCGCGGCGTCAATCGACGGCCGGACATCGGTCACGGCCGACCTACGACTTCGTGACCTTGACGACGCCGCGCGGACGCAGGCACAGCGCGAGCGGATTGCTCTGCGTGTGCAGCTTCACCCAGCGGTTGAGGTCGTCGTCGTTCACGATCTTCGCGTAGACCGGAAGCCCGAGCGTGTTCACGGCTTCGATGAAGTCCGCCGGCGCGAAGGACGTCGCGAAAATCGAGGTGCCACGCGGCACGACGAACGCGAGGTTCGTGTCGAAGAACCCGACCGAGCCGACCTTCGCGCGCGGATTCATCCACGTGATGCCGCCGAACTCGAAGCCCTTCCGCAGGTCGGCGCGGTTGATCGAGCCTTCCTGGTAGCGGAACGAGTCGACGACCGTCGCGTGCGAGATGAGCGCGTCGAAGAAGGCGTCGCCGGCCAAGCCGACGTAACCGGAGATGGGCTCGGCGCCGAGTTCCGTCTCGATGAGGCGCTGAATGGCCACGCAGGCGCCACGGACATCGGTCGTGGTCGTGCCGAGCACGATGTTCGAGGTCTGCTGGCTGACGCCGAACTCGGTGAAGAGATTGTAGATGACCGTCGAGCCGTCGGCGTCGAGGATCTGCCCCTGGATGGCGCCGGCGCGGTGATACTCGAGGGTGACCTCGTGCATCGCGCGCAGGTAGCCCAGACGCTCGTCGACGATCGCCTGCACCGACTCGAGTTCGGACTCGGACCCGAAGGCACGCACGCCCTGGACCTCGTCGGCGTAGATCGTCGACTCACGCTCGAGATGCGGGACGACGAAGCTCCGCGCCGTGCGCAACTTGCGGCCGATGGTGTCGCCGGGGCCGCCGCGGGCGCTCGTCGGGATGAGCGTCAGCTGCCCGTCCTTCTCCTCGACGACCGCCGTCTTGGTGCGGATGCCGCTCTCGCGGAAGAGGCCGAGCGAGCCGATCAAGCCAGGCTTGTACGGCGCCTTGAGGACCGCCGCGGTCAGCGAGACGGTGTTGAACGCATCGGACTTGAAGACATCGAGCATGGGTTGTGCTCCCGATCTAGCGGGACCTCCGAGAACAAAGCGGCCACTTCTGCCGGACCCGGCCGCTCGGCCGTCCGGACGTGCGTTACCGGACGATGATGCCGAGCTTCGCCAGCGCGTCGCCAGCCGTCGTCTCTTGCGCGGCCGTCGCGCCGCTGAACCACACGAGATCCGCACCGCGGACCTCGGCCTCGCGCGCGATGATGGCGCCCGCCGCGTCGGCCGCCGTGGCGTCGACGTCGGCGTAGAGAATCCCGACCGGACGCTGCGTGCCGTCGGTGTTCGCCGGGTTGTATTCGCGGTACTTGAACGTGCCGGCCGTCACGCTGATCGTGAAGCCATCGCCCGCGATGAAGTCCGTCGCGCCGTCGTTGATCGTGAACTTGATCTGGTTGTCGAAGAGCACGGCGACCGTCGCCTCGCCCAGGTACTTTCCAGACGGGTCGAAGACCGAGAACGTGCCGACGTTGGCGCCAGGCTGCACGCACACGGCCCGGTAGTCGCCGCGCTGCGCCCCGCCGTTCGTACCGATGGCGTTGCCGGTGATGGTCCCGTTGCCGGTGTTGCCAGCGTCGGCGACGGTCGCGCCGACGGTCGGGGCGACGATCTTCTTGCCCACGACGTGGCCGGCCTTGAGGTTCTCGCCGGAGAGCACCGTGATGTTGTCGCGCGAGCGCTGGCTGCCGTCGCCGGCCTCAGACAGCAGGAACTGCGCGGGATGGGCGTTTTCGCTCAGCGACATGATCAGTGACTCCTCTGAGAGGCGTTGCGCTCGCGGTAGATGTCCGCGATCTTGATAACCGGTTTCGGATGCACGCCGCGGTCCGGATCGAGGCTCGCGTCAATCTCGATCTTGTCGAGCTTGGCCGTGACCGTCGCCAGGTGCGCCTTGACGGCGTCGAGCGGCATGTTGGACGCCGTGTAGCCCGCGGCGAGCTCCGGGCACTTCGCAAGCTGACAGGCCGCCGTGATGGCCGCGGACCGCGTGGCCGAGGCCTCGCGCGCGTGCACCTTCGCCGCGATGCGCGACTCAACTTCAGCCATCGGGATCTTGGCTTCGATGAACTCGCGTGCGACCGAGGCGCTGAGCGCGGCCTTTTCGACCGCCGTGAGAATCACCGTGGCGTCCGGCAGCTCCGGCCGTTCGGACGGCTTTACAGCCGACTCGAGCTGGGCCTTGAACTTGGCCGGGCAGCGGAGTGCAGAGACCGCCGACGGGTCGAGCAGCGCCGCGGCCTTCAGGCCACCGACCTTCTCGGTCGCGAAGCCGTTGGCGACCGCTTCGTCGGCGGACATCCACGTCGTCGCTTCCATCATCTGCGACAGCTGATCGTGCGAGAGCGAAGAGTGCCGCTGGTAGGTCGCGATGATGGCGTCGCCGGCGCGGTCGAGCGCCTCGGCGGTCGACCGCATGTCGGAGGCCGTGCCGAGCGCCACCGCCATGGGGTTGTGAATCATCACGAGCCCGTTGTCGGCGATCTGAACGACGTCGGCGCCGCCCTGCGTCACGATCGTCGCGGCGCTCGCGGCGAGGCCTTCAATCGACGCGGTCACCTTCGCCGGATGCTGCTTGAGGGCATTCGCGATGGCGATGGCGTCGAATACGTCGCCGCCGGGCGAGTTCACGTGGAGCGTGATGTCCTTCACGCTCTCCGGCAGCGCGCCGAGGTCGTCCACGAACTGCTTGGCGCTCACGCCGTCGTAGACCGAGCCGATCGCGTCGTAGAGGCTGACGTCGGCCTTCTCGTCGGCCTTGGCGCTGATGCGATACCACGGCCGCGTGCCGGCGGTGGGACGCGTCGGCGCCGCGTCGAGCGCGTTCTTCGTCGACTTCTCGTTCAGGAGGTCGAGGAGCGCGCCGGCGGCATCCGAGATGTCTTTCTGATTCTGCTGGCCTGCGCGCGTCCGAATGGCGCGGAGCGCCGAGCGGTAGAGCTTGCCGTCCTTCCCGAACGGGTAGCTCCACGCGGCCTTCGTCTTGTTGTCAGCGGCGGCGTCGTGGCCGAGGCTCCAGGACGCATACGCGTCCCAGTTGGCCGGATCGCCGAGGAGCTTGTCGCCATCCTCGCCGGAAAAGCTCCAGTCGGAGGTCTCGTCGACCTTGCCGGCCTGAATCAGGCTCTTCGCATGTGCTTCACCGGCGTGATAGAGCGCGATGCCCACGGGCCCAAGCGTCGCACGACTCTTTCAGAACCGGATCGATGAGACTACGGAAACTCAGCCGGGCGGCGGCGTCGGATCGACGGCGGTGACCCTCGGACCGGCCAGGGGCTGGCGACCGTCGGACGAATACTGCAGTTGCAGTTCGTCGGCGCGCGCGTTATCCGCGGCGTTCTCAAGGTCGATCGCTTCGCTGTCCTCGCCCTGCTCGCTCACCGCGGCACTCCGCGAGGTGAGACCCGCGCGCACGCCGTCGCGTGTCGCCTGCACGTCCTGCACGGGCTGCAGGTACGGCCAGCCTTGCGGAATCCACTTGGCGCGGGCCCACGGCTCGCGATTCTGCGCGTAGTCGGCCGGCAAGGGCAACACGCCGGAGAGAAACGCGCGGTCGAGCCACGCGAGCCAGACCGGGCAGCACAGCTGAAACGCCACAATCTGATGCTGCCACGCCATCACGCGACGGCGGAACTCCTGGAGGAGCACGCGCACGGAGCGGTCGTTCACGTCCTTCAGGTCGCCGGTCACGACTTCGTACGGCACGCCGGCCGAGGCGCACACGTGCCGCAGCTGCTGCTTCGTGAAGTCCGCGTAAACGCCGTCGATCTTTGGCGGGTCCGAGAACTTCACGTCCTCGCCGGGCGCGAGTTCCTGAAAGACACCAGGCTCGAGCGGCATCAGCTGATCGCCGCCGTCGTCGGTCGCGATCGGCAGTCCGGTCAGCGGATTGATGTTGCCCGTGTCCGCCGTCGACGTGCGGGTCACGAATCCGGCAAAGAGATTCGCGAGCTGATGCCGGAGGAGCGTGGCGTCGTCGAACTTGTCGAGCTCGTGCAGCTTGATGAGCGCTTGCGCCAGGTGCGGCACGCCGCGGAGTTGTCCTGGCCGGAGCGGACGATACATGTGAATCACGCCGTCGGCCGGCAGCCGCTTCATCTGCGACGGGTCGTAGTCGAGCAGGTCGCCCGGGCGCGAGGGATAGAACCAGTAGGCGACGCGGCGGCCGATCAGATCGAACTCGATGCCGGCCCGGACGCGGTTGCCGTTCGCGAGCGTGGCGTTGTAGGTGTGCGGGCAGAGCTCCGGCTCGAGGAGCTGCACCTGCAACGGCACGGAGAGGCCGTCGGAAGGCAACCGCGGCCGCAGTCGGGCGAAGACCTCGCCGCCCTCGAGCCACGCGCGCACCGCGAGCGCCTGCTGTCCATACCAATCGAGTAGCCCGTCGGCGTCGCTTTCGTCGGTCCAGCGCAGCCAGAGCGTCTGAATGGCCTTGCGGACCGTCTCGTCGGCGACCGTCGACATCGGCTTGATGCCGGTGCCGATGATGTTCGAGACGAGCTTGTCCAGTACGCCCTCGGCGTAGCCATCGTTCCTCGCGGCCGCGCGTGAGCGGTCGCGCAGCGTCTGCAAGCCGAAGAGGACGGACGGATTGGGCGTGAGCGACGGCGGCCGCCAGCCGATGGCGCGGCGGCCCTGCGACGTGCCCTCGTAGGAGAGCGCGCCGCCGGAGGTCGAGGCCCGAGGTCGAACGACGGCCTTCGAGCGTGGCGCATCGACCGCGAGCGCCGCTGCGGAGGCGTTGCGAGGCTTGGCCATTAGAAGCCCTTGCCGGTCATGACGCCGAAGGTCTGACGGGCCCGGCCGCCAGACAAGCCATCAAGGATCCGTTGGAAATACTGGATCCGCTCGACGATCTCCGCGGCGGACGAATAGATGACGTTGCGGTCCGCGAACGTGACCTGATGCTCCGGATGCGCGAGCCCGGCCTCGAGCGCAGCGATGATCGCGTTGACCTGATCGGTCGTGTAGGCCACGGCGCCCTCATTGTCGCGCCGGTTGTGGCTGCGACGTGCCGAATGGACTACGGAAACTCACCGCCGGATGTATTCACTGATCGCGCGGCGCATGACGCTCCGCACAGGCGCGCGGTCCCTCGAGGCGCGCACGCAGCACGCATCGTAGGCCGACACGGGCAGTCGCACGCTGACGATGACCGTCGGCTCTTTTGACGGCCGGCCGCCGACGCGGCGCGCGGGCTCGCCTGGCACGAACGACCCGTCGATGTCCTGGGAACCTCGGTCCATCGCGTGGCTGTTGCCGACATCGTAGCAACGGCCCGTGACAGGCCCGGACCTCTCGTTCAGCGCGACAGGTACGAGCTCCGCACGACGCGGCGACCTTGTGGCTGAGTCTGGCTCGCTGGCGGCTGGGCTGGCGAGCTGCCGCCAGGGCCCGGCGGCGGCGCCGCGGCCAGCGCCTCGGCGAGCTGGCGGATGTTCGGATTCAGGAGCTTGTAGGCGCCAAGGCACAGGACCGCGCAGTCGAGCGCCTCGTTTCGTTCCCGATCCTGCACCCAGACGCGGTGCGTCGCGACGCCGCCGCGGTTGTAGCGCGTCTCGCGATGCTCAGCACAGAGCTGCGAGAAGAACTCCTCGTCGATGGTGTCGAGCGCGAGCGGGAAGTGAATGTAGTTCGGGCCCGGCGTGATCTTCGTCAGCGCGTCCATCACATCGCCCTTGGCGTCATCGACGTTGACCGGATAGAGCGGCACAGGCCGAGACTGATTGCCGCGGCGCTTCTCCGCTGGCTTGCCGACGATCGGCTCACCCTCTCGGCCCGCAATGCCTTTGGTCGCGAAGATCCGCCGCGACTGGTGCGCCAGCACGAAGTCGTAGACGGCCTCCGTCTCATACCCCGTGTCGATGCAGGTCGCATGAATCGGCAGCTGATGACCGGACGCGTGCACATATCTCCGGCTCAGGGCCTCGAGGAGCGCCGCGCGCGTCTCCGCGAGCTTCGGGCTGCCAGGAATCACGCGTTTGTCGATGACCCACCGTTCCATGGCCAGCCCCCACGCCATGACGATCAGCTCGAACCGGTTCTCCTGGACGTCGACGCCGGCGGTGATGGCGACGGCCGCGGCTGGGATCTCGATGGCCTCACCATAGTCCTCGCGCTTGTTCATCAGCGCGTTCGAGTTCATCCGAGCGCCGCGGTCCTCCCAGCCTTCCGCCAGCGTGGTGTTGATGAAGACGCGGAGCGACTCCTTGCCTTTCGCGCGAGCGGCGAGCCAATCCTCGACCCACGTCTGTAGTGAGGCGCTGCCGAGGGTCGTGACCATGGCCGGCAGGTGAAACCCGATCAGGCCGGCCTCGCGACTCTCGGCGGTCGGACGCCACTGGCCGACGGCGACGATCTGCCGGCGCACGGGCTCAGTGATGCGAAAGCCGCACCCTCCGTGCTCGACGTCAGGGCACTCGACACGCGCGGTCCTCGCATCTTCACCGTCCCACGCGACGTGAAAGTGCTCCGGATGACTCCAGGAGATCCAGTCCTCACGTCGACACGCCGGGCAGACGACGAAGTAGCGACGCTGGTCGCTGCGCTCGAAGAGCGTGTGAATCCGGCCGCCGACGAGCGTCGGCGTCGACACCATGACGTTGAGCGCATCGACGAATGTCGTCGACCGCTTGACGAGAAGGTCAGCCGGATCGCCTTCTTCGCCGACGACGGGCGGAAAGCGGTCGACGTCATCGCCGATCGTCACGCGCGCGGCGCGCCGCGCGAAGGTGTTCGGCGTGTTCGCGCCGCCGAGGGCGAGAAAGCCTCCGGGAAAGAGCTTCAGGAGCAAGGTGCTTTCGCCGGCGTGCTCGCGCTTCGCGCCCTTGGCGCCCTTCTTCGCTTCGGTCACGACGGCCGCGAGCGCAGGCGTGGTGCGTAGCATGTCCGAGAGGCGTTCTTTGCTCCACTCCTCGGCGACGTTCTCGGCCGGCTGCACGAGCAGAATCGGGCACGGGTCGTGCTCGATGAAGAATCCGAGGATGTTGTTGATGGCCTCGCTGCCGCCAACCTGCGCGCTCTTCATGAGCGCCAATCGTCGGACGCCAGGCTCGTGCACGGCGTCCATGATGCCGCGGAGATACGGCACGTCGGCCGTCCGCCACTGCGCGCCGCGCGCGCCGCTCGACTCCGGCAGCTTGCGATTGCGATCGGCCCACTGGCTCACGGTCAGGATGGGCGGCGGCGTCGCGGCCCTCGCGATGTCGGCGCCGATGCGCATCCGCTGCTGGTCGGGCGCGCGCGCCGCGGCCTTACGCGGCATCGGACTCTCGCGCGGCCTTCTTCAAGTCGCCCATCGTTTCCCAGCGGCTGATTTCCGTCAGAAGGTCGACGCAGATCTGCGCGACGCTGGCCTCGAGTTCGCGCGAGATGAAGCCGGCCTGAGACAGGCGCCGCGGCAGGCCACGAATCTTTGAGGCCAGCGCCTTCATCAGGCCCTGCCCTTCGGCGAGGACGAGGTCACGCGGCAGCAGCTCGCCGCGCCTGATCGCGAGTTCGATGTCGAGCTTCTGCTGTTGAAGGACGGTCAGCTTCGCCCGCTCGAGCTCGAGCGACAGTCCGGACCGTTCGCGCAAGGCGTTCCACTCGATGACGGCGTCGAGATCAAAGAACGTGTGGCGGCCGCGCGTCTGCTTCTTCGCGACGGGACACCCGTCCCGTTCCCAGCGCGTGATCGTTCCGGGAACGACGCCGAAGTGCTCGGCGATTTCCTCGCGCTTCAGTAGGGTCTTGCGCTTGCCGCCCTTCGCCATCGCCTAAACCGTCGCGTGCACAACTGTCAACTAGTCCCCAAGCGGTCAATTAGACCGAGTGATATTTTGCGGTCCCGTGCACCCGCTTTACTCTGGCGGCTCCAGGGTCCCCCGCGCATCGCGTGGCCCTGCCGCCTCGCGATCCTCTAGCTCGACGCGCTCGGCAGCCGCCACGATGCCGAACATTCTGATGCCGTCGACCGCCGTCAGCCCAGCGGCGACCTGGCGCTCGGCGAAGCGCGGCGCTTCGTCGTCGGTGTATCCGACGAGGCGTGCGAGCGCGCTCCACCATTGCCTGTCGCCGGACGTGTCGACTGGCACGGTCACGCGGCCTCAACGATGTTGACCTTCATGCCTTCGACGGCCACGTACTCTGAACCGCGACGCGTGAGGAATCCTGACTCAGTCAATTCGTCAAGCGCGCGGCCAATGCTCCGGTTGTCCATGTCCTTCCCGGTGCGCTTCAGTTCCGTCCTGGTCGCACTGTTCGTGGCGCCCGCGGCGTAGAACCCATTGGCCAGCATGCGCGCGATGCGCCCGCGAAAGTTGTCGTCGCTCATCTCAATAACGCGCCGCTTTACCGTCAGTTCTACTTCAGGGCGGCTAGTCAGCGCGCGAAGAAGCGCTGGCGCCTCGTCGATCAGGCGTGCTTTGAACGCTTGGTAGAGCCGCTCGTTGTCGAACGTCTCTTCTGGCGTGAATGTCTTCGACGATGGACGTTCCGCAGTTCCAGCGCTGCCGCGTGAATCGCCAGCCACCGGCGGCTGTGTTCGAGCAGCGCCATCCCGATCCCGAGCGCTGGCGCTCCCTTCCTCAGTTCGTGCGCGCACAGCTGATCGATTCGACTCTTGAACGTCATGGGGCTTCTCCAGCGCCTCGAGGCGCGTTGTGAGGTCTGCGACCTGACGACGCAGTCGCGTGTTCTCGTCTCTGAGGTCCTGGGCTTCCTGTGGCGTCACGGTCGGTTCCTTTCTCGGAACAAGCGACGGAGCGGTGTGACCGAGCGCGACTTCGCGAGCCGACTCACTGCCCATCCAATGGGGTTGCACGTACGTTGTGATGGCGTGCGCCTGCCAGCACGCGATGAACTGGCCGAGGCCAAGCGTCGCGATGGCGGCCTTCGTTGGCTTGCCGATGCTCTGCGGAATGTTGTCCAGCGTGCGCTTGATCTCGTTCGCTTCACGCTGCACGCCGAGCAGCCACACCGGCACGCTCCGAAGCGTTTCCTTGTCGACGCCGCCGATGTCCTGGCTATCGAGCCACACGTAGTTCTTGAGGCCCGATCCCTGACGGATGAGCGCGTGCACCGCATCGACGACCGGAGTCTTCCGGCCTTCAGGAACGAACTTCCACGCCTCGGGAATCACGACGACGGTGTGTTCTTCACGGCCGAGCACCCAGTTGATGGACGACCGGATGACGAGGTGCTGCAGTTCGACCGGCATGCCGATGAGGTCGACAGCGTTCACGCCAGGCGCTAACTCCAACGTCGAGGCCCAGCGCACCGATCCGATGGCCGGAACGACTGCCTCGAGGTAGGCGTCTAGCGTCAGATAGACGTCGGCGCTCAGGCCCTTGGCTGTCTCCAGCGCGGTCCTGACGTTGCGGTGGACGTCGGCGAGCGTGCGTGCGCCTTTGCTCGCGCGGATGATCCACGCGCGCTCGAACTTCAGCTTCTCGCCGCGGCTCGCCTCAAGGATGGACGCGACGAACTGCCAGTCGGCCTGCTCGCGAAAGTACGGCGCGACGGTCTTCGCACTGCGGAAGCTGCCCTCGCCGCGCTTGGTCAGGAACGTGATGGCCCGCAGGCCCGATCGCGCGATGAGCGCCTCGAGCGTCGTCGTCTTGCCGGCCTCCTGAGTTTGCCCGGTCACGCACATGTTGCGCACCGGGATCTCGATTGGCTTCCCGGTCCCGACCTCGAAGCCCAACGGGATCGACTGCGCCGAGGTCTTCATCGTGCACCTTTGGACTGCGCGCGACGTTTCCGTCTACGGGTTCGATGAGGCCGAGTCGCACACGGCAAGCAGCTCCATTTCGGCCACCGAGGATTCGGCTTCCCGCAGTCGTGGCAGAGCTGGCGCGCGTGACGCTTGTGGTGCCAGGCGCGGCTTCGTTCACGGGCGATTTCGATTTGCTCCTGGGTCCGGCTGCTCATCGCGCACCTGCTGACAGCGGCGCGTCTTTCAGCAACTCTTCGACATCAGAGATGCAGGCAATCATTTCGTCCGGGTTGTCCATGGTCGCGAGCGCGGCGATTCTCGCCTTGGCGCGCGTGATGCGTCCGTCCACAGTGCTGGGCTGCAACTGCCACGGCTGAATGTGAATCTCGATTCCCACGCGCGGCGTCGGTCCGTGGAGCTTCTCAATAACCAGTCGCGCGACGCGCGCGTCGTCATCCATGAACCGCATGCGCGTGAGCAGGTCCTCGAGGTGCTTGGCCGCGTTGCCGCAGTCAGGCTTCGATACCTTCGGCAGTAGGTCATCGCGCCGTTTCCGCGCGGTCCGGCCAAGGTGTGGGTAGACGAACAGAATCGACAGGTCGAGCGGCCCAGCGAGCGGCGCACGCGGACGATACGGCGCGAGCAGCGCGGCCCACGTTTGCTCTTCAGCACGCATCCGGCGGCCGTGATAGAACCGCGGACGGCCTTCGACGAACGACACGCGCTTCATCTGCGCCGTGACGTGTGGCGGAACACAGCGAAGCCTGATCGAGAGGCCAGCGCTCACTCGCGCCTCCCGCACACGAAGGCCTCGGCTTCTGGCGACGGCAGGTGAACGACGGCTGGCGTCGTCGAGAACAGCTCGCCCTGATCGTTGGCGCCTGCGGCGCGCTCGAGGTTCCGCACCGCGACGGCCCAATACGAGCCCT